ACAGCTAAAGCAAAAGCGGCTAAAGCCAAATCTGCAATAGCTCTGGCAGATAAATTGAATAAAGATTCTGAAGAAAGTTTTATTCAATCCATAATCAATAAAATTAAAAGTTTATTTGGTCAATAAAATTAAAAATAATATTCAATCCAAAGCTTGGTGAAACCAAGCAAGAAAATATAAAGATTATCATAATCAAAAAATAAATTTATCATTTAAATTTAACAATATAGATTCAAATAACGAACAATATGTTAAGATAAATATGACAAAATATCTTAATATATTATTCATTTTAAACAGTAAAATTACTATCTTTTAAGTCATTTGTTTGATTTTAACAATCAAACTTTACTACTTTCATCATTCTCATTTTTCTTAATTTTCTTAATAATATTCTTATATCGCTTAACAATATTATTAATTTCCTCAGTTTCGTTACCATATTCGTCTTTTTTCTTAACTCTAATATTATAATCTACTGGTGTTTCTAAATTAATTCGTTGTCCATTATAAAAATATTCAGATTTCTTACTCTTCCTTGTAGATTCCGTAATACTAAATTTAATCTGTTTTGTAGGATCAAAATTTTCTTGATCTGGTTTCTTTTTCATGTCTCTAAAATATTTACTTAATGCTTTATTCGCGGCTTGATATGGAGTCGTACCAGTAAAACGCCCTTCCGAAACTTCAGACTCAGGAAACTTAACTTTAAAAGTTCTAATTTTCTTTTTATCATTTTCTGGTTCTTCATCATTTTCTTTATTCTTTTTCTCCTTTTTTTCTTTTTTCTCCTCTTTTTTTTCCTTTGTTACCTTTTTAACAGGTTCTACTCCATTGGTCTTTTTGGTCTTTTTGGTCTTTTTGGTCTCTTTGGTCTCTTTGGTCTCTTGAGTCTCTTGAGTCTTTTCCCCTGCTTTATCCTCAGCAGTCTTTGGTTCTGCTTTTGACTTTGCCTTAGATGCAGCTACCTTACCCTTGGGTTTAGCTACCTTTTTTGTCGTTTTATCTACATCAGGACTGGATGATTTAGCTTTTTTTTCAACTTTATTTTCAGTAGGTTTATCTTCAGTAGGTTTATCTTCAGTAGGTTTATTTAAACCCATATCTTTTACAGGAGGAGTTGTAATAGTTTCGCTTACTTCAGTCATTTTTAACTTTGTATTATCTACTTATCGTTGTTAATTCTTTAAGTGCTTTTAAATTTTTTTCATTTTTTCTAAATATAATTTTTTCTAAATATTTATATATAAAAAATGGATAAATGTGCAAAAGAAACTGTAAAAGAAGTTGTTTCCGACAGCGAGGAGGAAACAGCACAGGATTCATGTAGAGATTATGTATTAAAGCTGGAAGCAGGGAGGCAAGCTTTAAAACTTAGATTGGCACAAGAGGAAAGAAAGAAAAAAAATAGTGGTTTTGGATTTTTAAGATCTATAAATCCTATGGAATTTACTAGAGATGTTTGTTTAGGAGGTCTAAATGCCCTTGGTAATGATACAGATATAAAACAAATAATGATTAATGAAATAAATACTGAAATAGAAACAATGTCAACTACTGATGTAACTAATAAATGTAATAACGAATCAAATAATACACAATCAAATGTATTACATGTAGATCCAGAATGCATTGAAAAAAAACTTAATATATATGTAACATTGGCAAAACTATCTCATCCAGATAATCCATCAATGCAAGTTAAATATGTTCAGAAAGAAATGAACAAACCAGCTAAACCATTTAGAATGAAAAATAATATTGATAAAAAAACACGGTGTGAGATTGCCAGCATTCTAAAGACTGTTAGTGATCAAGCTACTACGAACTCTCTTAAAGCAATGGTTCAAGCCGCACAAGAAGCTTCAGGATTAGGCAGCAAATCAAATCTAAATACAGACTCATGCAATCAAATTAATACTAAACTGTCTTCTAAAAGCTTTCAAAAAGCATTCAATTGCTGTGCAAATGCAACCAAAGCGAAACAAGAAAATATAGCCAGTGGTTGCATCGATGAATTAGACATTTTACTAGAAAATAATCTCACAGAAAATGATACTTGTATTTTTAATTCAACTGGTATGACTGAAAATAGACAAAAGGGGTCTGGTAAAACTGAAGCTAAACTTGAAACTACACAAAAAGCAGCATTATTTGACATGGCAACAGTATTCATTATATTAGCGGCCGTAGCGGCCGGTTACGTTGGAGTTAATGCTTATATTGCAATGACTAGTCAGTAATAAATTTATTACTGAAGATAAAAATATCTATTTGTGGAGAATTATATAGAATTAATGTATCTAGAAGATAATAATCATATTCATATTAAATATACAAAAAAGATAATTATATTAGTCAGAAAACACAATTATGAGACCAATAAAGATTTTAAAATAAGAATAAAATTAATAAATTTTTTAATAGATAAAAATATAGACATCAAACATATAAAAAAATATAACTTTTTCTTATTTTACTACTACTACAAAAAGATGAAATATAAAGCTATAATCCCAAAAATATTACAGTTTGATGAACTATATAACATCGAAATTCTGTAATTTTATTTTATAAAATAAAAACATCAAATATTAAAAAAATTAGATTTTTAATATTTAGTTCAAATTGAAAATTATCATAAATATTTTAATACAATTATGTCTCCTGTGAATGGGTTAGAATGAGTTTCTCATATCATATTTTTCTAAGAATATAACTACATTAATATGATTCTATTCTGGATATAAATTATTACAAACCTAATAATTTATTCTGGATAGATGTATCTTGATTATATTAATACAATTATGTTTTCCGCGAAAGAGTTAGTAATTATGTTTTTCTGCAGAATATAACTGTATTAATGCGATTATATTTTCTATAATAGAAGATTTATTCTGTATAGATATGTTGTTGTGACGACTGAAAATTTATTTTATACAAATTATCTTGATTATATTAATATAATTATATACCCCATGAAGTGGTTAGCAATCATTTTCTCCAGAATATAATTAGATTAATATAGTTATGTTTATTTTTCGACATAGATTAATCTATAAATTATGATGTAATATTTAAAAATTTAGCTATAAGTTTATTTTTATGCTATAAACTTTACAAATTAAGATTTTTTAATAAACCCAGTTATTAAAAATAAAAATTGATTTTATTAATGTAAAGATAAAAGTACATTATGTATATAGATTATCATCAATGACGACGAATGATTATTATGACTCTAGTGTGAAATCAATCAAATCTATTAAATTTTCAATTTATGATAATGAAAAAATAATAAAGCATTCTGTTATCAGTGAAGAGGCTGGTATTACAATAGTAGAATCAGGAGATAATCATCTTCCTAAAAGAAATAGTTTGCTTGATTTAAGACTTGGTACCTGTGATTTCTATAATAAATGTCTTACATGTGACTTGAATTCCTTTAGATGTCCTGGTCATTTTGGACATATAAAATTGGCCAAACCTGTATTTCATTTTGGATTTCTTAATCATATCAAAAATTTATTGCAATTAATTTGTATTAAATGTTCATGTGTTATTTTTAATAAATCTGAGATAAATCTGTCTAAGTTTGCAAATAAATCACCAGAAAATAGATTTAAAGATTGTAAAATTTTATCCAAAAATGTTACAAAGTGTCCTATATGTAATGTATCATTGCCAAAAATCAAGAGAGAAATAAAAGAGACAGGAACGATAAAGATCATTGTAGAAAATACAAATGTTAACAATGAAGAAAATAATGCAGTCGTAGATGAACAGATAGAGTTTAGTAAGAAAATAAAGACTGAATTAACAGCAGACGAATGTAAGCAAGTTTTTGACAGAATATCTTTTGAAGATATGTATCTTCTTGGCTTCGATCATACCGTCAATGTTCCCAGTGATATGATCATTAGTATATTTCCAGTTTCACCTGTATCTATTAGACCAACAGCGAGAATTGATTTAATTTCTTCTGCATCAAAAGAAGACTCTCTTACGTTGAATCTGGCAAATATTGTGTACGTTAATAATAAATATATTTCTCAGTTGGAGAAAGAAAACTCTAAACCGGAATATATCAGTGATCTATATGATTTACTCCATTATCATATAGTTACAATTTATGATAATGAAACGCTTCCTATCCCTAGATCTGAATTTAGATCTGGAAGTAAAAATCTTAAATCAATTAGTGACAGAATTAAAGGTAAATATGGTAGATTGAGGGCTAATATCATGGGAAAACGCGTGGATTTCTCAGCTAGAACTGTCATTACATCAGATGCATATATTGATATTGATCAAGTTGGGATCCCGCGGAAGATAGCAATGGATTTAACGTTCCCAGAGGAAGTAACAAAGAAAAATATTAAATATTTGTCCAAGTTAGTTAGCAATGGTAGAGACAGATATCCAGGAGCAAATTATGTCATTAAAAAAAAAGAGGATGATTATCAGAGGATAGATTTAAAATATCGCAGCATTCCTTTGGAGCTATCATATGGTGATATTGTAGAACGTCATATTATAAACGATGATTATGTTTTATTTAATCGTCAACCTACACTACATAAACCATCCATGATGGGACATCGTGTTCAGGTGTTGAACTGTGCAGAGATTAATACTTTCAGAATTAATGTATCTGTATGTAAACCATATAATGCAGATTTTGATGGTGATGAAATGAATGCTCATTTACCACAATCTATCCAATCTAGAAATGAGATTGCTAGGATAACTAACGTAAAAAAACAAATTATATCTTCAAAAGATTCTAATCCTATTATTGGATGTCAACAAGATACTATTTCAGGGGCATATACTTTGTCAACCAACAAATCAAAATTAAGCGGATTTGATCTGTCGAACTTGCTGTCCAATACTGATATTCCTGTTCCAAAGAAATTTGATAAAAATAAAAAATATACAGGATTAGAAGCATTTTCATTCATCATTGAGGATGGAATTAATATCCTTAAAAAATCAGGTGAAAAAGTTACATGTAAAATATCAAATGGTATTATGGAAGAAGGGATCCTTGATAAGTCATTACTGAGTTTTTCCAAGAACTCTATTATTCATTTTACATGGAACAAATATGGGTCTGAGAAAACAAGAAGATTTATTGATAACACCCAAAAATTCATTCTTAATTTTCTGTTAATGAATGGTCAAACTATTGGGTTCGGAGATGTCATTGTCAATAATGAAACTAATAAAAAGATAAATGACATTATTGCAAACACTATCATTGAGTACAATAAAGAAATATATAATTATGAAAACTCAAAAAATATAATCTCACAAGAAGTAATTGAATTTAATTTGTCAAATATATTAAAACCAATTCAAGCTAATGTAGGACAGATATTATTATCTACATTAAATAACGAAAACTTTTTTTACTTAGCTGCAAAATCAGGGGCGAGGGGATCTTCAGTTAACGTTGCTCAAGTAATGGGTCTAGTTGGGCAACAGATGCTTGGAGGATCAAGAATCAAAAAGATTAGAGAGCGGACATCTATATACTTTCCTAAATATACAGATATAGCACAATCAAGAGGATTTGTAGTAAATTCTCTCTTAAAGGGATTAGATCCATTTGAATTCTTTATTAATGTATCTGCTGGAAGAGAAGGGTTGATTGATACATCTATCAAGACTTCGAAGACAGGATATATTCAGCGACAGCTTATCAAGATACTGGAAGATCTATCCGTCAAATATGATAATACGATTAGAAATTTTAGCAATACAGCTATACAACTTGTATATGGTGAAAATGGAATAGATCAATCTATTCAGACTGAAATTTTACTTTCTATTGTTGGTATGAACAATAAACAAGTAAAAGATAATTTATGTCTATCCAAAGAAGAATCTAATAAATTATTAAAACAATTTAAGGACGATAAATCTGCTGCATCAAGTAAGGACGATAAATCTGCTGCATCAAGTAAGGACGATAAATCTGCTGTATCAAGTAAGGACGATAAATCTGCTGCATCGAGTAAGGACAATAAATCTGCTGCATCAAGTAAGGACAATAAATCTAAGAGTAAATCCAAGTCAAAAGATGAGAAAAGTAAATCCAAGTCCAAAGAAAAGATAGAACATGATCTCACCAAAGAAAGCCAGGATGATGGTAATGATAATTCTAAGCCAAAAATAAACAGTATAGATGAAAAAGGATTAATAGATTTCAATAACAATTTATATAATAAATTAATAGATTTCAGAGATCAAATAAGAAAAATTCAGTTTAAAGCGACATTAAATTATCAAGGATTTGAATCTAAGTTTTCTCTTCCTGTGAATCTAACAAGAATTACCCAAGATTATAGTACTTATAAAGAATATATTGATCCAAACCTATCTCCCATCTATATAGTAGATCAAATAGAGGATTTTATTTCAGATATAAATTATAGGATTATTGCTAACATTAATAAAAAAGATCATTATATGAAGAAAAATGATAGTGATATTAAATTCTTGTTGAAAATTGCTTTGTATGAATATCTCTGTCCTAAAAAGTGTTACTTTACTTACGGTATTACTAAGATAAATTTTGACAATATGATGAAAGATATAAAACATAACTTTATCAAAGCTATAGTTGCCCCTGGAGAGATGGTTGGTATTATTGCAGCACAATCTATTGGTGAACCTACATCTCAGCTATCTGTCAGCGCAGATAGTTTAATAAAAATAAAATCAATAAATACTAAAGAAATAAAAATATATACAATTGAAGATTTTTATAATAAAGTAGAAAACCAAACTGTTCCTGAAAATATTTATAACATACCAAATCATATTAATAGCACAGAAATATTTATTCAAGATAAAGATTATCGTATAATGTCTGTATCAAAAGATGGACTAGGATTTTGGAACAAAATATCCCATATATCTAGACATCCTCCAAACGGTAAGATGATGAAGGTAACTACAGAGAGCGGTAGAAGTATTAAAACAACATGCAGTCATTCACATCTTGTTTATAATAGATATGAAATTTCACCTATCTTAGGTTCAGAACTTGTGGTTGGAATGAGAATTCCTGTAAATAAATTAACGACATCATATAACAACATTAAACAAGTCGTCATTGAAGATATCAAATATCAATTAACCTGTGATAAACTGCCTATTATGGCAGCGAATGAATTAAAAAATACCAACTCTAAAGATTTGTTTGGAAAACTATTTAATAATTATAAATTGCCTGATTTTATTTATGATTCACCAAAAATATTTAAGATCTTATTCTTACAAACATTATTTGATAATGAAAGCAGTGTTCCTAGCTTGAATATACTAAAACATATAAAATTAATAAATAATAATAATACGTTTCTTGTGGGGATAATGAATCTACTATCATATTTTAGCATTTTTTCTATCTTTAAAAATAACAGTTTAATCATTCCAAAAGAATATTTATTAAATTATACCAATAATATTGGATCGACCAAATACATTGATACTATAGATCAATATTATGAAAATAAAAGTAATTTTGTTATCCCTCAACGGTCAAAATATGAGATGATTGATAATATAACTGAAATAATTAATAAATGTAATGACTCTATGAACTTTAAAAGAATTGCAAATAAAAGTATATCTAAAAAATATATCAAGAAAAATATTTTCCATTATGCAACTAAAGATTTTGACTATTTGAAAAATGAGTATAAAAGTATTCGATGCTCTGTAAACTCGACGATTGTTTGGGACCCTATCAAAAGGATAGAATATTATTATGAAGATGAAGATAAATACGTCTATGATTTTACAGTTCCAAATAATCAAACTTTTATGATAGATAATGGTATTTACTGTCATAATACACTGAATACAAAACATCATGCTGGAGCAGCATCTAAGAGTACAATGAATACAGGTGTACCAAGGATAGAAGAACTTCTTCATACTACTAAGAATATAAAGACACCTCAGATGAGAATTTATTTAACACCTTCAGACAATAATGAAAAACAAATAAATATTATTAGCAGTCATTTGAAACATTTTACAATTAATGATTTATCTTCAATGGTTGAACTCTATTATGAAGTAAATAAAAATGATAATCTTGGTATGTTATTGACACTAGATAATACTTCATCTCCATATTATTTACATGTATCTGAATCTAACAATATTGATGACATGAATTTTGTCATAAGAATAAAGTTAGATGTAGATAAACTAATATCTAAAGAAATTACTATCATAGAAATAAAAGTAAAATTTATTTCTTTTTGGTTGAATAAATTAAACAACACCAAAAATCTTAAAAAGAATGAAAAAAAAGTAATCCAGAATTTAATAAATTGTGTAATTTTATCTAATGACGATAATAGCAACTATCATATTCTTCATATTAGATTTAATTTAACTTCATTAGATTATGGACTATTAATTGAATTTCTTAATATATCTATTGATGGTATTATATTAAAAGGAATTTCTGGTATAAAAGATTTCAATATCGTTGAAAAAAGAAATATCACTTTTAACAAAGATACTGGAGATGTTGAAGATACAAGAGAAAAGCTAATAGAAACGTTTGGAATTAATATAGAAAAATTAAGATATTTTAAAAATATAGACCGTAAAAGAACATCTGTCAATGACATACATACTGTATATAGACTCTATGGTATAGAAGCTGCAAGACATTGCCTCTTAAATGAACTCGTATTTACATACCAAAATAGTGAAACAGCTATCAACAGAACACATTTATCTTTACTTGTAGATCAAATGTGTTATATAGGAGAAATGATCTCTGTCAATCGTCACAGTATGAATAAACTTGATGGTGATCCTATATCCAAAGCTTCATTTGAGAAAACAATGGATCATTTTGTAAACGCTGCATTATTTAACGAAACTGATAGTTTAACATCTGTTAGTTCGAGGATAGCATTGGGTAAAGTTATTAGGGGCGGCACAGGATCCTTCGACATTGTTCTAGATATTAAGAAAGTAAAAGAAATAGATTACGATAATGAAGAAAATAATACATATAAATTCTTCATTAAAGATCCATTAATGGCAGAGGGATAAATTAAAAATAATCTGCAATATTTAATGGCATCTGTGTAATATTAATATTATAAACTGATACAAGTTGATTAAGGAAATCAATATCTGACGGTTTAATAAAACTGATAGATACACCCTTCCTATCAAATCTTCCACATCTACCTATCCTATGAATGTATGTATTAAAATTATTAGGAAGATCATAATTAATGACAAGATTGACTTGAGGGATGTCAATTCCTCTCGACAACAAATCAGACGTAAGTAGAATTCTAATTACTCCACTTCTAAATTTAGAAATAATATCAAGCCTTTCCTCCTGAGACATATCTGAATGAATAAATATAATAGAAAAATTATTTTTATTCATTTCGTTCTCAATCCATTTAATCTTTTCAATAGTATTGACAAATATGATAGCTTGTGAAGTCTTCACGATATTATAAATATCTAACATTGAATCAAATTTATCAGATTCATTTTCTATTTCAAAATAAAACTGTTTGATAAGATCTGACATTGTATTTTCCAGATTGAGCAAAACCTTTTCAGAATCTTTTTTCATATATCTATTACAAAAATGAAATACATTATCAGAAATTGTAGCACTGATAAGTATAGTTTGATAATTAGGACTTCCACTCTCCCCCCTTGTGCCTGAATTTATACTGTTCAATCTATTTAATTTCAATATAATATCTTCAAGATCTTTATTATCCAATAAATTATCAACTTCATCAAGAATAATAAATTTTAAATTATTAAATATATCTACATATCTAGTATTACCTTTATAATTTATAGTTTTATCAATAAAATAATACAATTTTCCCACTGTAGCAATGATAATATCAGATTCATAAATATTTTTAGTTAAATTAATCCCGCCAATACATAAATTTACAACAATATTAATATTATTACAAATAATTTTAGATACAATAATATTATAGACCTGTTCTGCCAACTCTCTTGTCGGGAGAATTATAATCTCTCCAATTCCTTTTGATTTATTTTTTAATAATCTGGGAATCGTCCCCAACAGATATGTAATTGTCTTACCTGTCCCTGACTGTGATTGGATAATACAATCTTTTCCTGTATTAATTTTTTGTATTCCATTAATTTGAAACTTTGTTGGGTTCTTAAAACCATTCAAGTAAATGTTTGTTAGTATGTTTTTATCTATATTAAAATCTTCAAACGTTAATTGTTCTTCTTGCATCTATAATAATAGTATGGTCATTTTACTTTAATACACATTAAATACACATTAAATTTGATTCCCAAGTTTAATGGGTTAAATACTTTATCTATAGAATAAAAAAAAATGAATTATAATATCTATGAAAGAATAGATACTATATGATAAGTATTCTATAATGGTTAGTACAAATCTATGCATTAAATATACCGATTTTGACCCATCAAAATTTGACATTTTAGAACTAAAAGGAGGAAATTATCTTAAAACTAATAAAACAGGTAGTAAAATATTCATCACAAGATACAATGAAAAAAAAATGATTAATATTCAAACTCCTTGGTTTTCAATTGATACTTATGGGCTTCCTAAAAAAGATACCGAGATTAGAAGAGATCATCTTAGGATCCCACTATATCAAACTGATGATTCTGTAAAAGAATTTTCTAATAAATTAAGAGAAATTGATGCATATTTAAACTCTGAAAAAACTTTAGATTTAATTATGTCATCCTTAAATGAAAGTAATCCTAAACCAGTTAAATCACTTAAATATTATCCTTTATTTAAGCAACCAGAACATTCAGAAAATGATAATTATAATATCCCTTCTATAAAGGCAACATTTTTGACAGATAGAGAAACGAAAGATATATCAATGCGTGTTTTTGAATATGATGCTAAAAATGATAAACGTATTGGTCCTATTTCAGACGATATAATTAACGATATTGATGAATTAAATAAACTTATTGGTTATAGGAAGAAAATTAAATGTCATATTACAATTTTTAAAGTATGGGTTGTCAAAATTAGCGGAACATGGTCTTATGGTGCCTCTATAAGGATTGAAAAAGTGGAATATTTAAAAGACCATGATATATTAGACCCAGATACAAAGAATAGATATTTGAATTCAAGTGAAGGTTTTATTGATGATCATAAAGCAGATAATTTTAATATTGCATCTGATAGTGAGCATAATGTTACAGATATGAGCGAAAAGGAAGATCAGAATGTAACAAAAATTAGCAATGATTCGGGGCATAAGGATACCATTAGCCCCGATCTGGGGGATGAAGTTGAGAAAAATGATTCTGATCCCAAAGTTAAAAATGATTCTGATTTTAAAGAAGAAAAAAAAAGTAAACTAGTTGAAGAAAAACCAAAATCTAAAGCAAAAGCTAAATCAAAGGAAAGAAAACCTGATAATGATGAAAGTGAGTGATTTATATAACAGATATATAGTTATAAGACTATATAATAAGAAAATAATTTATTATATTCATATAGATACAATGGAGTTGGAAAATCACTTACGTCCATATAAAATATCAGATATTGATGTATCAAAAATAAGATACTCTTACCCCAAAACAAAAGATAATAAGAAAATTATTTTTATTAATTATGAAAATAAAAGTCTTGTATTTCAGACACCATATTTAAATATTATCAATAAATCTGTTATAGATCATGATAAAAAAACAAATAATATTGAAAATCACTATGAAGTTGATGTTGCCATTAAAGATGATAGTAATAATTTAAGCGTTTTTCTTAATAATTTAGAAGATAAAATTATTAAGGATGCTAATGAAAACACAAAATGGTTTGATAAAGATAATACAAAAGAAAGTAAAATAGAAAAATTAATAAATTATTCAGCTGAATATGACACTAAATATTTAAACTTTAAATTAATTGAAACTAATAATTTTAAAACAAAATTGTTAGCAAATAATAATGAAATTATTTTTAATGATATTATTATAGATACTAAAGTTATAACCATTGTTGAAGTATTTGGTGTCTGGATCAATAGTGCAAATAATTATGGTATATTTCTTAGACCAATATTAATGTCATTTGAAAGTAATAAATCAACAAATTATAATTATACCTTATTATCAGATGAAACTGAATTATCTAACAATTATATCCCATTAACGGAGATAGCAACAATTAAAAATAAATCAGTTTCCCATAATTATCATCTTGATATACATAATAGTGATGAGGATGATACTAAGATTAAGGATAAGAAAAAAAATAAAAAACATAATGATAAAAATAATGCTGTAGATAGTGTTATTCATAAAAATAATGCTGTAGATAGTGTTATTCATAAAAATAATACTGTAGATAGTGTTATTCATAAAAATAATACTGTAGATAGCATTATCGACAAAGATAATACTGTAGATAGTGTTATGGACAAAGATAAGAAAGATAAGAAAGATAAGAAAGATAAGAAAAATAAGAAGAATGATGATAAAAATATTATTGTCATTAATAATAGATCTGAGAGCAGTAATAATGACGATAATGGAACTAGAATTATTTTAAAAAAATCTCCCCAGATTAAATCAACATATATAATTTCAGCAACATCTAGTTCATAGTTTTAATTAAGAATTTAGTATCTAAAAATAGTAAATACAAATCTATAAATATGAAATTTAATGACAAAATAATAATCAACAATTTTTTATACAAGTCTTATAACTATAAAGAGATAGAATTATACAAAGATTTAGTTTTATTTTATAGCAAAGATGATCATTATCACATGTTGATAAAGTTATTAAATAATGATATCAACATATCTAAACGAATGATAAATTTTTTTGTTACAAAGTTTACAAAATCTGATAAAAATTATTACGACATTTATAACCTTTATAAGAATCAACTGAAGATTTATAAAAAAAGATATTTTGATCCATTTAATCGTGGTACAAGAATTCCATTATTTATAGAAGGAATAGATAGCTGTATCATATCAACAATAGGTCAGTTAAATTTCTTTAGATGGTATATTGATAATAATATCTCTGTTGATATTATAAAAAATAAAACTGAAATTATAAATAAAATTAATGACAAAGAGGATAGAGAGGATAGAGAGGATAGAGAGGATAGAGAGGATAGAGAGGATAGAGAGGATAGAGAGGATAGAGAGGATAAAGATAATAAAGAGGATAAAGATAATAAAGACAATAAAGACAATAAAGACAAAGACAATAAAGACAATAAAGACAATAAAGACAATAAAGATGACAAAAGTAAGAGCAGTTATATTGCTCGAAGTCACAGCAACAATATAAATGATAATAATAAAAGTAATAAAGATAATAAAGATAATAAACATGATAAACACATCAAAAACAGTACAATTAATTTTAACAATATAAATAAAATTAGTAAGAAAATGAATAAAAATAATAATATTTCAGTGTCATCTAACATGGTCATTTTTGACTGATAAATTTGACAATATCATTATAATTTCGTTCTTCTTTGTTATTAGCTTTGAATATTTTTGCTTTATCATTAAGACAAAAGTATAATGTAGGAACTGTCTTAACTTTAAAATGTTCTCTTAATTGTTGATTTTTTGTATCATTCAAGTTTATTTCAGTAAATTTGAATGATTTTATACTTTCTTTTAATTTCTTCCATGTATACTCAAATTCATGACAAAATGGACATGAATTTTTGTAAAATAATACTAATTCTTTTTTATCATTCATTATTGTATATAATAAAAAAGAATTAATATTATCTATAGTGAACAGTGCCGAAATATATAAATATAAAAACAGTTATATAGATAAATGGAGGATTTTTATGAATTTAAGAAAAATATTTTAAACAAACATCTGATTAAAAAATGCAGCGTTAAAAATGAAATATATAGGTATTTAATAATACAAGAATTGATTAAAATATTTATAACTGAACTTAAATTAATTGTTGATAACAAAATATTATCTTCATTGTTAAAATATAATAAATTGCAGGAAATGGTGCAGCGTTGGGTCTGGAAGCAATATCCCAATCCAACACTCCAGGATATGGTAGTTCCATATGTTGAAAATAACGAATATGATTTTGAAGATTTTATTTATGATATTAATTACATTTATTATAAAAAATATACCAATAATGATTATCATTCACTCATTAGATCAGTGAAGAAATTTTTAAAAGATAATCATGATGGTATTAATAGTAATATTAATATTAATGTTAAGAAAATTGTGTTGAATAAATATATCCAATATGTGATTGAATGTAATAAATTTGACAAAGAAATTATTATTAATGTAGATAATCAATTACATGAACGTTTGTCAAACAAGACAGATAAAAAGAAAAAAGATAAATATATTTTCATTTTAATGTTTAGATATTACTATATGGATTCTAATAATCAGCAGTTAGCAATTCATCCAAAGATAAAGAAATTATTCAAGGAAAATAAAATTAATTTTGAATTGTTTGGATCTGGAATTAATACTCTAAGTGATCATTACTGTTCTTTATTTTATGATATTGAAAAACATTTTGGATCAAAAGGTAATTTTTTTGACATAAAGTTATATAAAGGAATTTATTGGTGTAACCCTCCATACATTGAAACTCTAATGTCAGATGCAGCAGACTTGCTAATATATCATATGAATAAACACAACAATATAGGATACCTTATTACGATTCCTATATGGGATAAAGAGACAAGAGAGAAAATGAACAACAAAAAAATTACTATTAATTTAAATAATAATTCTGATGATAGCTTATTTACAGATTATCAGATTTATTATAAAATTAAACCATATATAAAGTATGAGTTGGTGATCCCTAAAAATATTATCCCTTATTTTAACTTTAGAAAAAATAGGACAATTTATGCAGCTAATACATATATGTTATTTGTATATAAAAATTTAGATATGGAATATTCAGACAATATTATTGATTGTTTGAATAAAGTCGTCGAATGTGCTGGTAAAGGTGAATATAGTTTTGAATAATTAAACTATTGTACTATATGTGTTTAATGTAGATTGTTGGTCAGAAGATAAATTTTCTACAGGTATATGTGGTATATGTGGTATATGTGGTATATGTGGTATATGTGGTCTCTGCCCATGTAATTGTGATCCAGTTATACTATCCGAACTAGGAATCAAATTACTATTGGGTAAAACAGGGCGGAATCTATTTTCATACCTTCTATTAGCTAAATAATTTATTGGATTATTGTGATTTAATGGTCCTAAATTTCTTTGATGAGATAATGGTGAACCATTATTAGAATATTGATAATTTCTATATGGATAACGTAAATTAGATACAGATGAAGTTCTTGATAATGATGTTGTTGATAATGGTGTTGTTCTATAATTAGGTGATGTAGAAAATCTTCTTGTTGAACTATTTGATATAGTTTCATTTTCCATTCTTCCTAATTCTCTGTTACTTCTACTAGGTGTATTAGTTATGTTAGATCTATTATGTGTATTATGTGTATTAGTAGATGTATTAGATGCTTGTTGATTAGGCGGATTAGGCGGATTAGGTGGATTTGGATTTGCTTGATTAGAAACATTTCTAGATGCTTCATCATTACGTAAAGTATTTCTGATAATATTATTGTCATTTTCCGCCAATATATTTTCATCTAATACTTCCTGATCAAATTGATCTATAATAACATATAATATAGAATTATTATTAGTTCTGTTAGGTCCATTAGGTCCATTAGGTCCATTAGGTCCATTAGGTCCATTAGGTCCATTAGGTCTATTAGGTCTATTAGCTCTATTAATTCTATTTATTATATTACTAACTTGAATGTCGCGAATGCCCCCAATAGCCCCAATCCCATCAATTACATTATTATTTTGAAGATTTTCAGCTACAGAATTAACTTGAATATTATCAGTATTATTATTGTGTCTTGTGTCAATCATCCTAGTTAATTCATTAATTAATTCATACCTCTGATTAATAGAATTAGAAATATTAGTAATATTATCATTCTCAAGAATAGTATTGTGTGATATAGCTTGGTCAGAACATCTTTTATGGAAGATAATTCCACATGTAATACACGAAGCCAATCTCTCTACATCATCTACACTAGATCTTATAGTGTCTAGACAATAAGTACAAACTTTATTTAATGGTGTTTTAATATTATCTAACAAAACTGACCCTAATGATGTATTTTCATTTCTACAGCATGGACAATTGAAATTACTGGGCATCACTATATAATAATCTATATGTATTTATATGAAATACTATTTTTGTTCTCTGAGGGGAAAACGACCCACCAATGAAGACACACATATTATCAGTAAACATGTAAAAGAATTTGAAAAAACAAATAATAATAATATTTTTTGTGTATTTGATGGTCATGGTGGAAAGGAAGTAAGTGAATTTTTAGCAAAACATTTCTGCTACTTTTTGAAAGATATAAATTTAAATGTTAATGATATTAAAAAAATATCAAAAGTGATCAAAGATAAATTTCTTTATATAAATTCTTATCTGAAAAATTTATATAAAAAAAAAGGATTTAGAAGTGGATCAACTGCATGCTGTGTGTTTCACAATACAGTTAAAAATCATTTATGGATTGCTAATATTGGAGATTCGAGAGCTGTTATATGTGACAAGTATAATAGAGCGATTCAATTGACAGTTGATCACAAGCCCAATGATCCAAAAGAAAAGAAAAGAATAGAAAACGAAAATGGTAAAATTTACCATGATGGATATACATGGAGGGTTGGAACGTTATCATTATCAAGATCATTTGGTGACTTTGACTCCCCGCACATAATAGCCAAACCAGACGTTTCATTTTTAAATTTAAATGACGCTTCAATTATAGACGATAATAATAATTTTAATGTTACCAAGAATAAAAATAATATTGGTGTGAATAATACTAATTATAAATTTCTGATAATTGCCTGTGATGGGTTATGGGATGTAATTGATAATCAAACAGCAATTAATATGGTTAATAAATTAATCCATGATTTAAAAAAGATAGATTATGCGAGATATTTGGCGATGCAAGCACTAAAGATAGGATCAACAGATAATGTTTCAGTTATCATTTATTTTTTTAAGTAATCAGATACAATAATTTTTCTATATTTATCAATAATATCTTTATTTTTTTGTATATCTTCACTAATAGTTGCATAATCATTCAATAACTTGTAATGATTATCTGAATTTATATATTCATCATTGATATTATAGCTGTTATTTATAATTTCACTATACCATTGTTTTTGTAAGCTATATAATTCTTCATCAGAATACGAGTCTATAAAATGTATAATGTTTTTGATGGTTGGGGCTTTATTAAAGGGATAATATACAGAATTACTATCTATAAGTTTTGAATCTTCATTATATTGAACTTGGTATAAATGATATATTTTTTTGAGATATAAATTTGTCATTTGGTTATTGTCTAAATCGTCCGGGGAGGGGGGGTCTTGGGCTCCGAATTCTCCGCCAGAGGTATCCTCTACTCCGAATCCTCCGCCAGAGGTATCCTCTACTCCGAATTCTCCGCCAGAGGTATCCTCTACTCCGAATTCTCCGCCAGAGGTATCCTCTACTCCGAATTCTCCGCCAGAGGTAAGAGCGCTTTGATTTATTCTTAATTTATCTATATATTGATCTATATCAATGTTGTTCATAATGGTTGAATAATTTTTCTCAATTTCTTTATATGATAAATCGTTGTTGATAACTACAATATCTAGTACTGAATTTGTAGTTATACCACAACTTTTTTGGTATAATATTAGTCCATTATATTTACTTTCATAAAAATTAATATTGTCTAGTAATAATGATTCTATTTCATTATATTCATTATACAATACTTTATAATCTATATCATATGTACAATTATCAATAAATTTCTTTCTAATATCATCTTCTAACAATGTATCGTATCCATTTTTCTTTCCACTATATATACAAAAATATTTCAGAAATTTAAGTATCTCGTTAAAATTAAATTGTTTTTTATCAATTAATAAATTAGTAAATCTTTTATCCACTTTGAAATATTTCACTAATATTATTTTTGTGATAATATTATTTTGATCTAAATTTATTTCTTTTAACAGAATATTCAGATTTTTTAGATTCAAACTATTATTTACCTTATTAATGATTGTAATATTATTAAGTTTTGTTTTATGTATATTTATAAAATATTCTAATTCTAATTCATATGATATTTCTGGTAATTGAGGTATATGATCATTCCCAAAAAATATAAACAAGAAAAATACATCTAGCATTATTTTCTCAGTCTCTTCTAGCTTGAAATTTTGTGATATAGATTCAATTACAGTATTACTATTTAAAATGCTGATTGAATTGTAGCTGTAGTTACAATGTTTTATAAAATTAAAATGTACTTTTTTCATTTTTTCCCTATATTTTAATGTTTGCACCAACATTTGATATATGAGATCAGAATCCACTGAATGAATTGTATAAATATATTCGAACTTTTCCATATCTAATTTATTTTTAATGTAATTAAAGACTTTAATATCTGCTTCACCATTAATTTTATTTGAATCAATAATAAAACTTATCTTACTTCTGGCCGAATTATTATCTTTGGGCTTAAAAAAAACAATTTCATTTTCTATAGCAATTGTATAATTATTGATAAAATCTTCAAACTCATTAATAAAAACAGATCCTGGATAAATACCAATATCGCTCATAAAACGATTATTATTCCAATTGCTGAATTTGTAAATAAATTTATGTTTTTTATGATTATCATTAGTATCATATTTATTTATTAAGTTGATAATCTCATATTTCTTATAAAAAACAATATCTGTGGTGATATCTCTTTCATCCTGGATGTCATATGTCAAGTTGAATTCATTGTATAATTTTTTTCTTTCAAATGATTCCAGTTGGTTTCTAATCTTTCTTCTTTTTTGCTCTAATATCTTTGATAAACTAGGTATGCCGTCAAAAAATACAACAATTTCTTTGATAAAAACAGGATTATATATCTGATTTATTAGAAATTCAATTCTCCCAGTAATTCTATTAAATAATAATATTTTATTGTTGTTAATTATAAAGTTCATGAAAGAATTCTGCGAACCCATATCAGATTCTTTCAATCCACTTTGGACCCAATAAGATTTATTATCTTTATTATTAGTTACAAACGAATATATATCAATCTGTTTATAGTTTATCAAATTAAGCAGTTTGATAATGTCATTTACTTGTTCTTCAAATTTATTATTTTCTTGATATATGATAAAACTAATATCGAATAAAACAATATTAGATATATTTTTAATGAAATTTTTATCTACTTGAACATTGCTAATGGTATAGTTTTTTTTATTGAATAATGATTTGAAAATAAAACTGATAAATTTGTTCATTCCCATTTTATTTGTTGCTTTTATATATAACAATAAGTATATATTTATATTATCTTGCAATTGTATGCAGATAATATCTTTTTTATCTTGATAAATATGTGGATAGTAATTATATTGATATTATTGCATAATTATATATTTTCATTTTATTAGCCGATTAATTAGAATTAATTCCAGATATTTATTAGCCGATTAATTAGAATTAATTCCAGATATTTATTAGCCGATTAATTAGAATTAATTCCAAATATTTATTAGCCGATTATTTTGAATTAATTCCAAATATTTATATCGAATTATCTGGAATTAATTCCAAATATTTATATCGAATTATCTGGAATTAATTCCAAATATTTATATCGAATTATCTGGAATTAATTCCAAATATTTATATCGAATTATTTTGAATACAAATATTAATAATCCCACCAATTCTATATAATTCTCCAGGTAAAAGACCATTACTTAATGCATCTTCATTAGATGTATATTCATTTAAATATCCAATAACATTATTTGAAAGAATATCGATATTATTGGATATCTGTAATCTAGAATTTTTGTTATCCTCTCCAAAGATGCTGTTGTTTGAAGCTAATATATTTGCTTCATTTGCTCCAACAAGATCTTTTTCAACTGTACAATTTATACTATTAGTAATATTACAATCAGCATTACCAGAACAATTAATGTCATTTTCTGATTCTATATATTTATCAGTAATTAAATTATTTTCTACTATAGCTTCTCCATAGATAGAAAGTGTATTATTTATAGTTACATTTTTTTCAGCAATCCAATTATCTGTATTTACAACTGTACTATTATAAGAAATAATAGGATTGACAGAACTATTATTTTTAAGATTCATAGAGTAAGAATTTATACTAATACTATTTGTAAAATCAATATTTTCTATATTGGATAATTTTAATTCATTATTTCCATTAAATTCATTTCCAATGATAATAGTATCGCTAATTAAATTGATATTATTTGTTTCCAGTTTGGTCAAGAATGAACAATCGCCCTCAAGAGTAGAAGTATTAAATATACAATCATTATGGACAATTACATCAGAATTAATATTAGCTACATCAAATATATACGCTGATAATGATTCAATATCTTTTTCAAAATATGACTTTCCAGATATATAGATACCATCATTCGCTAGATTAGATGTTAGTACAAAATATTTATTTTCATTATTTGGAGCTTTAAATTCAAATTCTTTTAAATCATTAGATAGCCTGATATATCCCTCTTTATTATCTGCTGCTTTTATAACTATCCCTGATAATGATCCATTGTCAGATGGACCTTCATTAATCTGATCTATATTTAACAATAATAAATTATCTTGATTAATTGTAATATCACTAATTAAAGCAGAAATATTAGTTCCAACAATCTTGATGATGCTATCATCGCTACCAATATTAATGATAGGTGATACTATACTGATAAAATTAGTTCCAATTACTTCATTTACATTAATACTATTGCAGACCATTTTATCTACATTGATTGAAGAATTAAACAGATTATCTTTGCTGGTATTTAAAATGCCTTCAAAATTAATATGATTGGTTAGAGTAATATTGTTATCTATGGTGATGGTTTGAGCGGTAATAAATCCTGCATTTATAGTATTACTCTTTACAACAGCGTTATTTATAACATTAGATACATTTGCTATATCTATTATTCCAAAATTAACCAAAATATTATTATTAATAGTTATATTATTAGCTTGATTGATGGACGTAGATTTATCAACATTGTTATTTTTAACAATTAAATTACCATCAATAAATGTATCTAAATTAATAGCGATATTATTCTCTAAAATATCAATGAAATTTAATCCAAAAACTTCTCTATAAATTTCTTTCAAAAATTTATCTGTTATGGACATATATGATTTATTAGATAAATTAAACTAGACTGTAATTGTAAAATTTCTATTTATTTTATAAATGTTGTAATATGAATCAATTATGAGATAGGTAATGATATAAACTATATCTATCGTAAACGCTGACAACAAAATATTAGTATTTATATTTTCTATTGTTTGAATATTGATTTTGTCTGATAAGACTTCACCAAGTAAAATGACGTTTTTGTAGTTTACTATAAATTCATTATTATTTATATCTTTGATTTCAGAGATATAAATTTTAAGTGTGTTAATATTATTATCATATGGGAGAATCTCGATACCTGGATCAATATAATCATTTACTATGGTATCATTCCTAACAAATAAATTTTCATTTCCAATGATATTTATTACTGGATTATATACATTGTTGCATATTCTCACGATTGATCCAGTTCTATATAATGTATTTAAAGGAACACCATTACTCCATGCTTCTTTTGTAGATTTATAATTTTTTAATTCTGGTGATATAACTGAATTTGTGCTAAGATTATTGCATTCGATTGTATTATTGACGGTAAGATTACTATCACAATTGAAATCATTACCAACAGTAATATTATCACAGTTTATAAAAAGCGCTGAAACATTATTACTCGATACAGCATCAGATAATTGATAATTAGTAATTAACGTATTCGCTGAAATATTACCAGCATCAATCACAGAATTATTTGTTATAGATTCTGTATGGATAGTATTAGCAGTAATAAAATCTACAGCAATGGAATTAACAGTGATATTTGTTGTTTTTATTACATTTGAAACTAAATTATTTTCAACATTTATACTAAAAGTTGTCAAGTTATCAATGATTATATTTGTAGATGTATAATTATCTACATTGACGTCATAGCAATTGATATTGTTTGCAATAATATTCTCATATGTTACATTATCTCCATTGACAGATAAAGAGTTTGAAACAATATTATTAGCAATAAAATTATCAATAAATACATTATTCATCAAGCTCATATTTGTTAGATATAAATTGTTTGATACTGTCATTGAGTCATTTTCATCAAGAAAAGTAATAAATTTTACATCTGTATTATTATCAATAACAAATTTATTGATATTGATGTCAAATCCAATAAATATTAAATTTACTGGATTTTGATTGTCTGGAATATTAAATCCATAATTTGTTGAATTATTCGTCCCAATCTGTAATTTCTTTGGCGAAATATTTACAGGATTATTGAACTCAATAATCTCACAATTTATAATAAAATCATCTGAATAAGAATTATCTAAAAATATATTTTGTGTAGTTATATTATTAGATACAATATTATTAGATGATACTGTATTTATATTTATAGTATCAACAATAATATTATCTAGATTCATGTTTGTAGAATTGATAGCATTATTTATAAAAAGATTATTATCGTTATTATAATTAACTACAATAACATTATCACAAACAATATTATTTGATGTAATACTGTTTGATATAGATGAATTAAATATTGTTTTTTCATTTGATAAAATATTATCTGCATTTAAGATGTCAACTGTGAGATCTTTTGTTAATAAATCTTTTTCTATGACAAAATTAACAGTAAATATAGCTTTGTTAATATCAAAGATATTTAAAAATCTGTTACGATCATAAACATTGGAAATACTACTGGATGTCATAATCTTTATATCTTTGTTGATAAAATATTTCTATATTTGATTAAAAGGCATGCATTGATAATATAAAATATGTCTTCAAAATCTTACACTGATAATTTTTATTCTAATAATTATAAAACTGACACAAAGTCATATGATAAAGGTAATTGGGAATTCAGTTTCTATCAAAAGTTCTTCGATCCTACATCTGAATCTAAAATTAAAATTGATCTTAACCCAAATGACAATATTACTCTGTCAAAAATAGATGATTTTTTATCTACTAAAAATAATACTAGAGATATTTTAGAAGATAAAATTAAGAATAAACAAAAATTAACAAAGAGAGAATTATTTATCTACACCAATATTGTAGATAAACATAATACTAAAGTAAAAGAAGAAATAAATAAAATTAATGATAATACATTAACATTTAATAGTCCAGAGACGTTAGAAGGGAAAATAAAGCTATTAATGAACTTGCTGAAGAGTAATATTATTAGTAAAAATGATGATATGGTTATAACCATTTATCTAAAGTTGTTAGATGAAACAAAAAATATATTTGATATTAATGATATTCTCAGTGTTGATATTGATAATGAATTTATAAAAGAAATAATAGAAGAATATAGAAAATATATTATTAGAATGATGGATATTGTCACCCAAGCAGATTTGATCAAAGTCCAGTTTACTAAACTTTATCAGTTTCTCCCACCACTAAATAATAAAAATTTTAGTAAATTAGATGATTGGCAAATTAAAGTGATTAATAATATAAAAAATAATATATCAACACTTATCAGCGCTCCAACATCATCAGGTAAATCAGTATTATCAAGTTATACATTAACTAACGATAATAGAGTCTTATTTATCGTTCCGACCAATGCTCTTACATGGCAGATGTCTGCTTATCTCGAAAGAGTGATAAAACAAAACGTTCCAATAATTACAGACACATATCAGAGTTCACCTATACGAGATCAATTAATACAATTGATAAATAAATCTCAAGCTGTTGTTGCAACGTGTAAAGAAATCGTTGATCTTTTACCGCTAATAAACTGTAACTTTAATTGGATAGTATTTGACGAAATACATACCATTGAAGATACTGAAACTAGTTATGAGATAAGATTTATACTTCAATCACTTAATAAGATTCCTTTTTTAGGTTTATCTGCAACAATTGACAATTTAACTGAATTGAATAATTATTTATATTTTCTTGTCTCTGATGAAGACCAAGCTAATAATATTGATACTGTTATATGCAATAAAAGGTTTTTTAATTTACAAAAATATAAGTTTAATAGTAATACTAAAAAAATTGATTCTATTAATTCATTTTCTTTAATTTCTAATAATATCCCGTTACAATTGAATGAATTAAAACCAACACCATTGGATATATGGGAGATAGTAAAAGATATTAAAGATGATATATATTCAGTTAATAAGTATTTTGGTAAATATGAAAGATTATCACTAGATAAAATAGATAAATATTTTTCTGCATTAATTGACAATAATATTATTACAAAGGAAAGTATTTTACAAAAAATAAAAAATAATAATGATGATAATACTAATGAGAATAAAATAGACATTGTATCTCTAAGCTTTACTTTAAGAGATGATAAAGACCTTCCTGGGATATATTTTTGTAATGATACTAAAGAATGCATTAAATATTTCAAAGAGTTTTATAATAAAATAGAAGCAATGGAAAAAGATAAATATCCAACATTAACACATGATAGAATAGATAGTAATAACTCAATTACAGATGATATTTTTATTATTGAAAATAATGACAAAATGAATGACAATACTAATGATAACACTAATGACAATACTAATAATAATAAATTAAAAAAGAAAAAAAATATAGTGAAAACAAATAACGACAGTAATGACACTAATGATAAAAAGAATACAAAAGACTTTAAAAAGATTGTAACAGGAGAAATAAAGATCATATCTAATGATATAAGTTACGTATCTTTAAGAGAACCTCATAAAGATTTTATTTTTAATGGAAAAACATTCTCTGAAGCATATATAGAAGAATTAGTTGAAAAATTAAAAATATATTTTCCTTCAAAAAGTAAAAATTATCATTTTGTGATAAAAATGTTATGGAGAGGTATTGGTCTCTATATTGAAGGAATGCCGGATCCATATTTACGTATTATACAGTCATTAGCATCCCAAAAATTATTAACTATAATAATCAGCGATAAATCATTGGTATATGGTGTCAATATGCCATTTAAGAGTGCTGTCATTATAAAATCAGAATCATCTATACTCTCTCCTATAACTTTCCGTCAAATGATAGGTCGAGCTGGACGAAGAGGACTTGACAAAAAAGGAAATGTAATATTTATGGGTTTTTCATTCAATCAAATTAAACAGTTATATGAAAATGATATAGCAAAAGTTAATATTAGCGATTTAAATGACGGCATCTACGGCATAAGACACGCACAACAATTAGTTATAAATAATATAACTAATCATGAAACTTCATATCTGAAAGAAAGAGCAAAAAGTAATTACAATCTAAAAAAGAACAGTTCAAATATAGAAAATGTATTGGTTAGATCTGTAACAGAAAATAATATAACAAGTTTAAAAAAATCAATAAATGATCTAAACAATAAAAAAATGATATATCCTAATTTTATAAATATCAAAAACTCATTAAAAATAAATGATAATATTATTTATCCCGATAACAATAATTATCTCCATCTAAACTGGAAACTAAGATATTCCAGTGACAGCATTATCATTTCATATCTTATCCCATATCTCAGAAGATTATTCGAGGATAAATGTCATACCTTGGAAATAAATCAAATTAATGTTGCTCATTTTCTTTCTAGATTCATTGACATAAAAATAACAGATAATAAATTAAATATTATAAAACCATTCTCTTACATCAGTGAAGAAAATTATAATACCATTATTTTATTACTTAATAAAATAAATATCTATATTGCAGACAATGTAGATAATACAATATGGAAAACAATAGAAATGAATAATATATCGCTGCTTAATAATGAAAATATTAACGATTTAAAATCATTTTCTAAGAAAATTAAAATAATACAGCATTATTGTCGTCATGAAAAGATTCATGGATTAACCCGTTTATTAGGTAAGTTACTAACGAGAATTTCATGGATAATCTATAATTACTATTTATTTATTGATAAATAATCTGATAATTTTATTTACATTTGTCAACATAATTATTCTTATTCTACAAAAAAAAATATTTCCTGCTTCTCATACAGCAGAAAATATCTGCTTCTCATACAGCAGAAAATATCTGCTTCTCATACAGCAGAAAATATCTGCTTCTCATACAGCAGAAAATATCTGCTTCTCATACAGCAGAAAATATCTGCTTCTCATACAGCAGATATTTTCTGCTTCTCATACAGCAGATATTTTCTGCTTCTCATACAGCAGATATTTTCTGCTTCTCATACAGCAGATATTTTCTGCTTCCTTGTCTATATAATAAATATTATCTTTGTTGTACCAATAATCTGTATTATTTTTGTACCAATAATTTGTATTATTTTTGTACCAATAATTTGTATTATTTTTGTATCAATAATTTGTATCTTTGCTCGAAAATAATATTATTATTGATGACTTTTTATTATCAATAATAAATATATAGGTATGAAAATAACAGAAATTGAAACTCCATTAATAGATCATCGTAGTATAATATCAGGAAAACTATCCAATCAAATGAAATTTATTCATATCAAAGATAGTAGTCTCAGAGATTGTTGTGTATATTTTTCTGTTAATGCTGGTTCATATAATGAAAAACTGATTAAGGGATATAAGAATGAAGGTATAGCGCATCTTGTTGAGCATATGTTGTTTATGGGAACCAAAAAATATCCAAAAGAAAATTACTTTGATAAACTAATTAGTCAAAATAGTGGGGTAGCAAATGCATACACAACTGGGTTCTATACAATGTATCATTTTTCTACATTCAACAGAGTTTTTGAAGAGATCTTTGATGTCTTTGCCCATTTTTTTATTTCACCATTATTTAATAAGAATTCGGTACAACGTGAAATAAATGCAGTTAATAATGAATTTCTTAATAAGTACACTACAGGTGTATTTATTATAGAACATTTAAAAAATCAGATAGCAGATGAAAAGTCATTAACCAATATATTTTCATCTGGTAATAATGAGTCCATACTAGATAATATTATAGATAATTGTAAAGATTTTTATAATACATTTTATACCCCTAATAATTATTGTGTCTCAATATACAGTAGTTATAATCATGACAAAATAATAAAAATTATTGATGATTTATTTGGAGGATTATCTAACAATAAAACGTCAATAAAATATTCTCCTTTATGTATTGAACCTAATTTTTATCCTAAAAATAAACAGTTTTATATACCTGTTCAAACTGAAAAAAAACATATATCATATTCTTGGGAAATCCCGAATGACAGAGATTCTCTTAGTGTGTTTGGGATACTTGCTGCATATATGAACAGTGATTTGGAAAATTCGTTATCTTATTATTTTATTCAAAACAATATAAATATAGATCTGCATTGTTTTACAGATAGAGAAGGAATATTAAATATTTCGCTGGAAATATTATACGATTACAATATCAATATAATTACACATTATATTATGTCATATTTAACTTTTGTTATTAATAACATAAAATATCTTGAAGAATTCTACAGCAAAAGAGACAAGATAAAAAAATTCCAATATGATAATTTATTTATTTCAGATTTTAATATGTTAACTGAAGAATTAGGGTTGATTTACAATGAATTAAATGACAACGATGATCCTAAAGATATGTACAAAGATATATTTTTTAATGCTTATAGCAAGATTAAATTTAGTAAAATAAAAAAATTAATTATTGATAATGTTACTATCTTAATAGGAGCAAAAAAAGAGATAGTGACAGATATTAATAATACTTTTGTTTTATTTGAAAATGATTATAAAAAAAATAAATTTAGAGGATTCAATATGGATTATTATCAAGTTAGAATCAAACATAATATTGATAAAAGTATAGTTAAGAAAATATATGGTATAAAATGGAAACCGATAAATTTAAAATTTAAATATAATAATCTTGACATTAAATATATTAAACAAGTTAGCAAAAATATATGGTTCAAGTATAGTAATAGTGATAGATGTATTATAACAATTATATTTAGAGAAATTAAATATCACCAAATGTTTATTTTTATTATAAATGATATTTTATCTGAAAAAATTGATGTAGCATTGTCAGAATTTATAAGTATCAGTTATAAGATATTAAAAATGAATGTATATGAAACTGAATCATTTGTTATTACAATAGAAGGATTTAATGATGAAAATATATTCAAAGATTTATTAGAAACGTTTTTTAAAATTATAAACAATTTAACCAACACAATTTTAGAAGATCAATTTAATAATTATAAAAATAAAATAATAAAGAGGATAAAAGATAGTTTAAATTCATCTCCATATAAATTAAACAATAATTATAAATTATATGAAGTGTTTTATCAAAACAGTGTTGATAAACTAATAAATGATAGTACAACGTTAAAATATAAAGATTTTGTTAATTATTATAAGAATAATTTTATGGATAAAAAGATTGTCTTTTATATCAATGGAAATAACTGGAATATCATAAATAAATATATAAAGTATACAAAATTTAAGGATGATAATAAATTTATAAAATATCCGTTGTTGAAAAGTGTAACATATCGTCATATAAATCAAAATGAAAAAACAAATTGTATTGAAGTTGTAATACCATTTGCAAATACACCAAAGAATTATTCTTATGTGACTTTAATTACATCTGTATATTCAGAAATTTTCTTTGATAATATGAGGACAAAACAACAATTGGGTTATATTGCATGGTTATATGCATCGAATATGTTTTGTGGGAGTCATGACAAGTTACCTTTATATCTATGTTTCCTCATTCAAGCCCAAACTGATGTTACAAAGAATATATTAGATTTTATAAAATCTATGCCGAAATTATTAAATAATAATTTTTCAATAAAATCTTATATTAGTGATGAAAATTATCAGGTTGTCAAAAAGACAGGATTTAAGGATGCAATTGTATTTAAAACCTTTGACTTTAAACGTCATACATCCATATATGAAGAAAAAAGGAAAATAACGAATGAAACATTTATCAATTTTATTCAAGACAATATTATCAAGTCGAATAATATTATTGTGAGAAAGATATTAAGTAGATAATATTTATTGTGAAAAAAATATTAAGTCAAATAATATTTATTGTGAAAAAAATATTAAGTCAAATAATATTTATTGTGAAAAAAATATTAAGTAGATAATATTATTGTGAGAAAAATATTAAGTCAAATAATATTTATTGTGAAAAAAATATTAAGTCAAATAATATTTATTGTGAAAAAAATATTAAGTAGACAATTTATTGTGAGAAAGATATTAAGTAGATAGTTTATTGTTTAAGGTATTTATTTATCTTAATAATATTATATTGTTATAATGTCTATTGATTTAGTAGAAATAGCACAACGAGAAAAATATAGAAAATTAGTAGGATTAACTTTTCTTGAGAGTAAAAAATCGTCTGATGTAAGTTTTAATTTTAGCAATGAAGATATTGTCTTGATCAATAAAGATCTATCTATAGATAAATCGTTGACTTTAGACAGTGATACTGCAAGCTTTATTAATGGTGGTATAGTCCTCAATGGAGAATATAATATATCATCTGTATCTTTATTTTTCAGTAATGTTATTACCAATTCTACTAATGTTATTGTCAATAAACTAGTTAATTCTAACGATTGTAATACAACTGATCTATTGACAGTAACATCATTCAACGCTATTGTTAGCAGTAAAATAGAGGGAGTAAATACAGTAAATTGTACAGAGAATATTAATATTAAAACTTTGACTACAACCAATGACATAATGTGTAATGGTAAGATTTATGCGGATATTATCAAAAGTGATAGTGAATTATACGTATCTATTCCTGATAATGAGATTGTCAATATTGGAAATATTGATTCATCAATTGTTTTTGTTGGTAATGTTGTTAATAAAAATACAAATCAAGTTGATATTTTAAACAAAAATATTGTTCTTAATTTTCAGAATGAAAATGATATTGGGAACAATGCAGGGATAGAGATAAAAGGAGATATATCAAACGGATATATTTTAACTGATAATCTTGGTGAAAGATTTTTAATTAAATTACCAGATATAGATGAAATTAATTATATTGCTTTGTTAGATACTAATTATGGGTTTTATGTAACGGGAACGTCTACATTTGACGGCGAGACATTTGCTAGTATGAAAGGTTTAAATGTAAATGGGAATAATTTGACAGTTGAAAATAATTTAACCATGAATAAAAATTCAATTATAACAGGAAATACTAATTTTCATAATGATGTTAATCATTCAACAAATATTACTATTAATTCTGATAATGGTAATATAAAAAATAATGTTGAATATAGAGATGCAGAAATTGATAATATACTTAATATGGGTGTAAATTCATTTGAAGGTATATCTCTGGTGTCGACAATGCTATCCGCAAATGATACATTTATTATTGAAACAGATAATATTACATTTACATCTGTAACATCTAATCATAATGAGAATATAATTTATGAGTTATTGACTTTTAGTTCAGCATCTATTATCAATATTGATAATAATTTTAATGCAGGAAAACTTAATAATACGATAATTTTAAATGATGTTAATGTGATGGAGAATATTATAGCTATAGATAATATTAATTCTGTTAATTTGAATACAGATTCATTTGACATATCTAATAGTGTAATAGTTAATCAACAAGCTCATTTTAAGAATGATACATTTGTTAATGATCTTATTACTACAAATACTCCCAATGATCCTAATAATAATTTTAGATTTTATAATAAAATTATTACATCCCTTCCTAGCTATTTATCTAATTCAGAAGCTGAAAATAATGGTATTCCGGTATGGGGATTGTATAGGACAGGAGGGATATTAAAAATAAGGCTCGGAACAGAAAAATTAATATTAAACTTAGTAGGAAGTAATCCAATCACAATAGCGAATAATATGACATATTATGAACCAGGGGTTGCAGTAGAAAATCTTGATCATAATGTACCTAGTATATTTATAATTTCAATAATTGATGATAATGATGTTAATAATAATAATGTGTTATTATCACCATTTGAATTGGTTAATAATATAAACTTTCATGCTGTCATCGGATATAACAGAACTGGAACGAATAAGAGTTTAGAAAATGGAACATATACTATCAAATATCAAATTACAAATCGTATTAATAATATTACAACCGATATATCAAGAAGTTTAATTGTAATAGATAATCCCAAAATTATAAGATTTAATGATGTTCCTATTGAAGATTTCAATCAATCTATAGATGTGAATGGTGGAATATTTCATTCAGTTATTGATAATAATCTTATAGATGGAAAATATAATCTATGGTACATTGATAACAGTTATTATAGAATACAAAATTATAATAATAACTGGTGTATTGTGTTCAAAATTAAAGCTCTCGATTCAGGTAAACCGTTTACAATATCAATTGGACCATCAAAAGAAGATTTATCAAGTTATAAATTAATTATCCCCAACTCATTAGCAAATATTGAATTCAGAGATAATAATATTTATTTTAAGGATTTAAATAATTCTTGGAACAATAATCCGGCGCTATCAATGAACTTTTTTATGGAGCTCATCAATAATGGTGTATATTTTAAGATTAGGAAAATTTCATTGAATATTATTATTAATATTTATGATAATCAAAAAAATATTGTTGATAATATTACAAGTCCAAATAATTTTGTTTTCCCCTTAATTAATGGAGAAAATTTCAATAATATTGTTCCATTTTCTATACAATCTGAAGCAACATTGGAATTTATAAGTGAAATTAATTACCATCCAACACTAGACAATATAGACATTAATTCCATATTTTAATAATTTATAACTTATAATATAATAATGACTCAACAAATTATAGATCTTGATGATAGTTTAAAAGAAAAATATAGAAGAATGCTTAAAATTGATAATATTGATCAAAATGAAGGTAATATTAATCTCACAGATAACATTACTATTTTCAACAATATCAACGTAAATGCTGCAGTAAATGTTCAAGGAAATATGTTAGTCGATAATAACATTATTGCAAACAATGGGATTATCGCAGCAAAAAATATTACTATAAATAATAATCTTGTAACTACTAATTTAAGTGTAATAAATGATAATATTAATAGCGTCGTCATTAATGGTAATCTTACATCAGATACATTAAATTGTAATAATATTAATGTAAATAATGTAAATGCGACAAATTTAGAATGTAAAAATATTTCTGCTATAACCAAAGTTGTAGCAACTGATTTATATGTTGAAAATATCTCCGCTCCATCACTCTTAAATATTGATGCCAATACTATTAGCATTGGAAACAGTGATTCTGTAATCAATATTAACGGATCAAACGTCAGCTTATTAGCAAACGATATTGCACTTTTTAATAAAATTATATATCTTAATTATGATCCTGATACAAATTTAGGTATAGATAATGGAGCTAACAGTGGACTAGAATTTTATGATCCAGTAAGTAGTGGATTTATAAAAACAAATAATGATGCTACAAGATTTATCATTTCTCCAGTTGGTATAGATGAAACATATTATCTTGCTACAACAGATATTAATGATAATCTTATTGTTGATGGAAATCTTGATGTTAAGAATCATACGACAGTATTAAATGACTTGACTGTAGACGGATCTATATTAATCCAAGGTACACTTCAAATCAATAATAGTATTATAGTAGATATTCTCAACATAACAGGTTCATTAAATTCGTCAGATAAGATTCAAGCTAATAATGATCTTAATGTATCTAATAATTTGGATACAATCAATATGACAGCAACAAATATAACAGTATCAAGTAACATCACCAATGATGGTACATTAATCACTAGTGATATTATTACAGTTAATGAACTAGAAGTAGGAGGTAATGTAATATGTCTTGGAGATACAATAGCATCAAATGATATTGTATCTATAAATATATCATCTACAACTTTTCAGGCTAATAATGTGAATGTTGTTAATAGCATAAACATAGTATCTGACAGTATTATTGACGGTAATTTGACCATTAATAATAAATTAACTGTTGGTCAAGATACAACTTGTCAAGATAATACAGATATTAAGACAAGTATAAATGTTCTTAATGATACTATTGTCCAAGATGCAGTTAGTGTTGGAGGAATGCTCGAAATTTATGGTAAGTTATTTTTAAAACTTCCAAATTATTTAGACAACCAAGAAGCTGAATTGGGTGGAGTTCCTGACAATGGCTTTTATAAGACAGGGGATATTGTAAAGATAAAACTTAATTCTACTCCTCCAACATTGACTATACTTGGCGATAAAGTTAGATCATATACAAGAGGGAGTAATTACATTGATTCTGGTGCATCTAGTACAGACAAAGATGGTACGGTTCTTTATGTGTACATTACTAGCGCTGGAGGTATAAGCTTAAATCCTCCGCTGAAAATACAAGGGAATGTACAAACATTACCAGATTTAACAACTCAACAAATAAGAATTGTACAAATAGAAAACTTTACTGGATCAAATACTACTGTCACATATACCACTTCAGATAAAAATGGAAATACAGTTATAGATTTCAGAACAATAAATATCATATAAATAATCTACTCACCTACTC